TCCCCATTGCAAGAGGTGGTACTTATATCTTAAATCAAGATGATGCAAGTAACGTAAATTATAACAGTCAAGAACATCCATTGATGTTCAGCACAACTCTAGATGGAGAGTTGGCTGGTGGATCTCATTATATGATGGGTGTCACCTATAAGTTAGATGGTGTTCAAGTCACCATGGCTGGATACGTTAGTGGATTTAGTTCTGCTACTACTCGTAGAATAGAGTGGACTCCAGTGGCAGCTGCACCTAACACACTATACTACTGGTGTCATTACCATACAGGACAAGGAAATACTCTATCCCTCAATAATGAAGGTTGGATGGAACTTGTTAATAAAAATACTGATAGAAGTGTAGGAACAGGAACTGAAAACTATAGAGTTGGTGTCATTACTGCAACAGCATTCTCTGGAGATGGTACTGGTATAACTGGAATCGGAGTTACCTATGCAGCAACATCTGGAATCGCAACTTTAGCAAGAGGGTTGACTGGAACTCCTAACCTCAATGTTGGTGTAGTAACTGCATCTAGTTTTGTTGGTGATGGTTCTGGACTAACTGGTGTTACCGCCTCTGGTACTGGTATCATAATCAGAGACGATGGCACACTTGTAGGAACCATTGGTACTATTAACTTTGGTACAAATCTTTCAGTATCAGCTGCATCTGCTGGTGTTGTAACAGTCACCGCATCAGGTGGTGGTGGAGGCAGTGGTATCTCTGGTATGATATATCAGGAGGAAGGATCTACCGTTGGTACTGCACAAACAGTTAACTTCATCGGTGCTGCGGTTACTGCTTCAGTAAGTGGTGGGGTTGCAACCATCAACATGGCAGGAGCAGTACCATTTACAGGCCCTGCAGCAAATATAACCGCACTTGATATCACACAATACGAAAGCGCATACTCATGGGGTAATCATGCAAGTGCTGGATATCTCACAAACATCAATGGATCAAACTTGGGTGATCTATCTAATGTTTCTAGTTCAACTCCAAGTGCAAGTGATGTATTGACATGGAGTGGGTCACAATGGGCACCAGCCGCACCTACAGGTGGTAGTGGTGGAATAATAATTAAAGAAGAGGGAAGTCAAGTTGCGGCTGGAATTACCTCACTTGATTTTGTTGGATCTACTGTAAGTGCAACTGCTTCTGGAACAGATGGAACTATCACAATCACCGCTGGTGGTGGAGGAGGTGGTAGTATTTCTACAACTGGAGTTGGAACATACACTGCAGCTGCTGGTGTAGAACAACAAGTAGATTCATGGTCTAAGTTAAGTTACTCTGGTGCAGAGTACACATTTATGATTGGTCTAGGAACATATAGACAATCACAGAAAGTTCTCGTCATGCACGATGGAACTACAGCGTTCTCACAAGAATATGGTATCATGTTCTCTCCAGAACAACAGGTGTCCATTGCTGCAACTGTAAGTAGTAATAATGTTCTAGTTAAAGTTACTCCTGAGGCAGGAATATCTGGTTTATCAACATATAGATTCGTTAAAACTTTTATTGAGAACCTATGATTCATACTAGCAACGTCACCCTTGATAGAACAGGGTTGGCTGTCAAACCAACTGATCCTGACGCAAAGAAAGCATACTCCATCAAATGTTATACCAAAGATGATTGGGTATTCATTCATGAGGAACTCAAGAAAGATGGTTCATTAGAGGATAACATCCCTGATCCATCTATTATTGTCACAGATGAGAAACTTCATAGTGACACTAGAGGAACTTATATGTTGACTGATGCGGAAGCAGAGGATTTAAGAAAACATGAGAAGGTAGAGTTCGTAAATATAGATTACTCAGCATATCCAGGCAATTATGCTCCTGATCCTAAAGATGTAACTACTGGTGTTCAGAGATTTGATAGATTCGGCAAGACAGTATCAAACTATAGAGCATGGAATACTGCCCCATCAACACCACCCACATCTCAGGCTGGTATTGGTTCAACAGATAAAAATAGAACTGGTTATCAAATACTAAGACACACACAGAAAGAAAATCCTTGGGATGCAACATCAACTGGAATTAGTGGATCTGATCACATTATATTTGAGAGAAAAATATTTCAGTTAGGTGATGGAACTGGAGTAGATGCAGTGGTGGCTGATGATGGATTCTGGGTTGCACATCCAGAATTTGTAACCACTGACGATGATCCTGTGGGATGGTCAACAGGAAATGTATTAACATGGAGTGGTATATCTACAACACCAGGCACATGTGGTGTTCTAGATCTAGTTCTCGATGCACCATATTATATTGATCCAGATTTTTTCAATAACAACACATCTTTATTAACACAACGTTGGGATGGCACCACAGTTCCCACAGACTCTGCTGCAAGATCATGGTGGTCTGATGCGAGCCAGAGATCAGTAGGATTCTCAACCATAGGAACTGTGACAGGTATCAGTACGTTCTATACTAGAGCAAGATGTAATGGTAGTAATACCGCAAAGGCAACTAACGGAACATATCACGGAACTCAATGTGCTGGCCAGGTATTTGGTAAGAATTATGGTTCTGCGTACAACTGTAACAAGTGGGTAATCAATAGTCTTGGTGGTTCTAACGCTGGAATCAATGACAATGGACAATTTGATATACAGAAAATTTTCCATATATACAAACCAAACTACGATAGACACTCTGCAATAACTGGTAAACAAAATGATGATAAAAATCCCACACTATCAAGTAACAGTTGGGGTTATAGATCTACTTCTTGGCAAACAGATGCTTGGTATTGGTACAGACCAGCAAACGTAAATGGTGTAACCGCTACTGGCCAATATACTATTGGAACTGAACCAGCATTTATTGATACACTAGGATCCTCTGGTGATAGTGGTAGAATGAAAGGTGAAATGGTAGATAACTCTACAACTGCAAGTGGAAAAGAAATGTCAGATGCTGGTGTCATATTTGTAGTTGCTGCTGGAAATAGTAATCAAACTCAAGTTGCTCCTGGCGATCCAGACTTTAATAACTATTGGCATGAAAGTAGTCAGACTGGAACTTTAGCATCGGCAACTCATTTTGAATTTGGTTTACAATGTTATAATACATTCAATAGAAGAGGATGGCCGCAGGCATTAGGGAAAACTACTTCTGGAATTTCTACTGCTGGAACTGAATATGCAGCAATTAATGTTGGTGCATTGGATGATTCAATAAGTAGTGGTGGATATACTAGTAGAACTACAGATTATAAAGAAAGAATAATATTCTATAGTGATAGAGGAACAGACATTGATGTCTACGGCGCGGCTGATGACACTCTTACAGCAGATGGAGAAGACACAACACAAACATATGTTCACCCAGAAACGTATAGTGGATTATCTTTGACTCCATATGATGTTGATTTCGGTGGCACTAGTTCTGCATGTCCTACTGTCGCTGGATGGATTACCACCAAACTTCAATATAATAGAGCATGGACTTGGAGGGACATAAAAGATTGGCTCAAGAATCAATGCGGTGTACAAGATCCATCTAGATTTTATTATGGAGATAACATCACATCTTTTACTGATACAACTCAACAGTGGGAAGATTACTATTCACTTCAATCATATGGACAAGGCCCTGTTGTGATATGGGATGCCCCTACTGGTTCACCTAATGAACCTAAAAAACCTGAGATCAGAATCACAAACTCACCTAACTTAAAGTTTAGTGGTGGAGTTGAGATAAAGTTCTCTTAATAAATACTAAAAAAGACTAGCGCAATGGCAGAAAAATCGTTCGGTGTAAAGGATCTTAATATAGTTGGAGCAAGTGGCGACCCAACTATAGAGAGTAACGGCGACCTAAATTTAAAAGCTGGTCAAGTTGCAATCCAGACTAACACTACAATTACAGGAGTAATTACCGCAACATCATTCAGTGGTGATGGAACAGGATTAACAGGAGTTACTGCTTCTGGAACTGGTATCATCATCAAAGATGGCGGATCAACAGTTGGAACTGCTGGAACTATAGACTTCGGAGCAAACTTAAGTGTATCTGCAATATCAGGTGCTGCTGTGACTGTGACCGCAAGTGCTGGCGGAATCACTATTGAAGATGAAGGTAGTGCATTATCTACAACTGCAACTACACTAGACTTTGTTGGAGATGGAGTGGTTGCATCTGGTACTGGAGCAGAAAAAACAATCACTATTGCTGGCTCATCTGTCCCTGCAAACTTAACTGCAACAACTCTAGATGTTTCTGGAATCACAACTTCTGGTAGTTTTGTTACTGACTTGATAGATGGTAGTGGAACCAGTAGAGGATTTTGTACGAGATATTATATTACCGCAAACGGTTCTTCTTCATATAGTATGGCAGGGCCTGGGCAAAGAAACTCTGTAGGAAATCCAACTCTTTACTTGATGAGAGGTTTCACATATATGTTTGAAAACTCTACTGGTGGTTCACACCCATTCCGTATTCAATACACAGGAACAACTACAGGTGTAGGAACATACGTCAGTGGTCAACAGTCTGGAGTACAGATATTTACAATACCACATGATGCACCAGCAAGTTACGAGTATCAATGTACTGTGCCATCACACGCCAGTATGAAAGGAACCTTTATTATCCCTAGTTAATATTATGCCATTATCATTTGGAATTGGAAAGTCAAAAGGATCGGATTTTGACTTCGCAGTATTTTACTCAGATAAGTTACAATTCTATTGGCATTGGACTGATGGTAAGGACTTTGATCTTAGAGCAGAGTTCATAAGGCCGACTCAACTGGCAGGCACAGTTGTTGGTCATGGGAAAACATCTCTGATTACAGATGGTGGTGGTTCACAGGTTTATATGAAATGGGGTGGAGATAATAACACGGATACAGAAGGATATGAAGGAATATACATCGACATTGACAGACTCAAAGCAGTCGCTGGAGGATTAACAGACAATACTATTGAACTAGATTTTAGGGGGATATGGTATGCAGAGGTTGGATTAGATCCTGTTGTAGTCAGAAGCAGTGGATATCAGGGTGGCACTATGACACTGGAAGACGAGACAGCAAACGTTTCTGGATACGGATTTATAAACACTGGATATGCACAGTCCTTTACTGACTTTAAGGAAAGTATACCAGTTGTAATATCATCTACAAACCGAGAGGACAACGGCCAAAGGATTGCAAGAGCAGTTATAAACTTAGACACATATCAATTAACATTCTTTCAAAATTAAGTAAGTATAAATACGGCTAGAAAAATAGTGGGAAATCACATGAAAAGATTTTTACCTATAATTATGCTTTTGATGGCGGCTCCCATGGCAGCTAGGGCCGACTTGATTCACAGATTGACTACGAGTACACAACTCAGCGTGGACGGGGCAGCGACTCAGGCTACAAGAATTGGTTCATCTTATAGTGTAAGTGGTAACAATATTACCGCTGGTACTATGGGTGGACTCACCAAGGCATCTGGTGACAACGCAGCAACAGCAGCTGCAACACAAACTCAAGGTGCATACTCAGTTACCACTGCTGGCAGTGCCTTCAGCCTTACTGAGTCATTCACAATGGGCGATGCTGTTGCTCCAATCGGAACTGGTGTTGACGTATCTGCTGGTATAGTTGCTGACATGCCTGCATTTGGTAGTGTAACTACTCAAAGTGGCGGTGTGGCAGGAAGTCTTGCTGGTACAATCACTTCAGCGGGAGTTATGACACTAACAGCTGGCGGCGCTGGCACTTCAGCTACTGGCCAATTTGTGTCAGAAATCTCCGTGAATTAGCGTGATATATAATAATGAAGAAACTTGTCGCTACAGCAGCACTGTTTTCGCTGGCTAGCCCAGTGATGGCAGTGCCAGTGGTGCCAAATTTCCAACAAGGCTCTATGACCTCCCGAACGGAAACTCAATCCACCGTGACGGAGACCATAAATTCAATTGATATGAGGACAGGATGGGAGTATTCCGTGACGGGCACAAACGTTTCCAACAATGGAGAGGCTTTGAACCCACCAGTAAGTACATCAACAGTGAACGTGACACCGAGCAGTTCCAACAGCTCCACAGGAGGAGTAATGGTAACAGGAACCGTAACAAGTTCGTTCGACTCTTTAGACTTTTCAAGCCCAACAAACTTCACGATAACAAATCCAGGCGGGGCCTTCCAATTCACTCAAAGTTATCAAGGGCCAGGCATGACCAACCAGACAATAATCCAGCGCGTAACCACTATCCAAAGCGTCACCGACACAACTTCAACGTTTACCCAATAAGTCTATGTCTTCTATCCAACCTTGCGATTGTCCCTGCCACACTGGCGGAGAATGTAGGGGGTGTGAGTGCAACAGCCAATCCAATAGCAAATAGTTCTGGCTCGGTTACGAATCAAGCTATACAGGTGCTACAGGGCCCATACATAACTAATACTTACGGTAATGGTGTGCAATGTCAAGGTGCTACCATGAACATAACACCGTACTTACAATTTGCAGATTCAAGGAAAGATCCTTGGATAGATTTTTATAACGAACCACAATATGATATGACCGACTTTACTGGTCGTGTTACAGAACAGACTGTCACGGTGAAAAACTATCCGTGGGAGTCATGGTATGATACTAGGACTAAGGCAGATGGAACTAGATGGTTCCCTGATGGTGAAGATATGGATATAACGGTACAAGTAGATGGGCCTGATGGTAAACCAGATAATCCTGGCGTTGTTGTATGGAACAAACCTGTTCGGACTGACTATCATGCCAATCAAAGTTTGAACTTAGGTTTGTCTGCTACTATCTCTATACCATTGAATAAGAAACTACAGAAACAATGTATGGAGGCAGCAGATGCCCAGAATGCCATGCAAACACAACTTGTGGCCAACAAGAGATTAGACTTTGAATTGGCTCGTCTTAAAAACTGTGGCGAACTGATGAAGGCTGGCATAATGTTCCATCCCAAATCGCCTTACTACTCTATATGTGCCGACATCGTAGTTACAAACCCAGGCGGTAAGTTACTTCCTCACGAACACACAACTCCTCAACCAACATTCGTACCACCAAGTAATAGAAACAATCCAAAACCTAATGGAGATGCTTCTAGTTTAAAAACTATTTCGATCCCTTAACTTTAATAGGAGGTAAGCCTCTCTTTGCACGATACTCATTCGCTATGATGTCGTTACGAGATAGTCTTGCCTCTTTTTTACCGAGTTTTTTCTGTATTGTTTTATAAATCTTTGTAATTATAGGTTTGAAAACCCTTAGTAATAATGGTGTTGCAGCAGCACCAGCCGTAGCCACAACTGCGATTGCAACTGTAGTGGTGGTCTGATTTACAGAAGGCAAAAATTTCTCAACAGCAGTGGTAGGTTCATATAATGTCTCACAAATATTTACTTTAGGGTTGTTCGGATCAGGTATTAACTGATGGCCAACCACTCTCTCGTCACCAGCCTGAGTTATGTCACCAACTCTTAGGTTTGCAGGGCCTGGGCATGGAACTTCTTTCTCTTCATTTGGAGTTTTAGGTGGTTCAACGTCTGCCTCAGGAGGGCCTAAAGGTTCACCTGTGTCTACACCACTAACCTGTTCTTCTGGTTCCCCATAAACAGTCTGCCAAGTAAGCTCGTCAGCACGATAATCGGGTGGTTCATAGTATGGCATACCACCATCACACAAAACAACATTCTGATTAGGGTCATCATTTACGAGGGTACTACTTTTATTACTTGGATTCTTTGCATTTTCTTTATGTATCTTGACACATCCTGGCATCTCTACAACAGGAACTCCTATGTTTACTGTGACAGGAGGTGTCCAAGGAATTGCCTGTGGAGGGGTTCTCATCCAAGGTGTGTTTATATTTGCAATAGTTACCGTACCAGTTTCTATCGGACTAAGATATCTCAGTCCACCAGTACTGTTAACATATATCTGTGGTATATTATTTGGCGGCATCGGGCAACCTCAAACCCTTTACGGGGCCAGATGTCTGTGGCCATGCTTCTTTTAATTGAGTATATACTTCTTCTGCAACTAATTCTTTTATTTGTTGTAGTTGTATTTCTTGTCTCTTTGCAGGCCCATCTGTGAGATTATCAACCACTGCACCACCACCTACTACTGCACCAGTTCCTACAACTGCAGCAGCACTTCCATAACTAAGAATTTTTTGAATGTCCATTACTCATCATCCTTGTATCTTTCAAGTTCGTTCTGATAGTGTTGCCATGTTGCACCACTGGTAGAACCTAGACATGGGTTGATGCAATCGGGGTCTTCGATTACATTACATACCAACCCTGCAAGGTCATGAGGGCAGGCTTCCTTTCCCGATTCTCGCCAATATAATTGACCATCAATCCAAGTAGCACCGCACTCATTACATACCTTGAGCATTAGAAACCTAATGGTATGGGTGACATTGGTTCTGTAGGTGTTGGGTCAGAAGGTGATGGTAAACCTAGACCACCTCCAGCTAAACCTTCAAGAGCTCCAGTACCAGCTCCTTCGCCAAGTATTCCACTCATTCCACCTGGCATAACAGATTCCATTATCTTGCCTTTAACGTTTTCGATGATTGCATCCTTGCGTATGAATACATAACCAACAGTACCCACGACGGCGAGAGATATAACACCACTAGTAATAGCGATTCCATTTACGATTTTTTGTAACATGATTATTTTTGATCAGGGACAATTTTCACAGGAGCCTGTTCTATACGAACTACCTGTGCAGGGGCAGTCTGAGATGCCTTTTCAATAAGGATCTCCATATCTTTCTTAGATATGTTTGCACCACCACTAGATCCACCATTACTCTTACTCTTTCCAGCTTGAACGCCGAAAGTTGCTAGCACGCCAGTAAAGACAGATGCTATGAAAGTTGGATCTAAATCTTGTTTAGGTATTTTAAGAGCTGGTGGCAATTCAACGTATGCGAGAGTTAGTATCGCACCACTCCAGACTAAGATGCCTAGCCGTACAAATGTACTCAGGATCATCATCTGTTCTTCTTTGTCTTCCGCAGCTTCTTTTAGTTTACCAATTAGACCTTTTGGTTTATCCTCTTTAGGAGGAGTCTTTGTGTCTGCCATAGTAAAATTTTATTATCCTATTATATATACGATCTATCGGGGAAACAATATTCCTTTCGCTGGTCTGTCATCGTCAGTGTATTGACGAACATCTCCAGTCATCCCTAGAAGTGGATAGTTATAATTACCAAAATTAGGAGTTCCGTTACTAGTTCTAGTGCCATTAGTAGTCGTGTAGTTAGACTCTGTAGTGAGTTGCAATCTGTTGACTCCACTTGTATTTTCATTGTAAGTAACAGCAGATTGCAAATTTGCGATTGTAAAGTTAGCCATTAGGTCTTCCTAGCAACAAATAATATTCCACGAGTTTTTGTAGTTTGATTATAACATCCTTGTATCACAACGTAAACCTCAGTTTCGTCTATAGTAATAGTATCTCCTTGTTGTATGTTTACTGAGGGAGCATCATATACAAAGTCTATAAATGCAAAGTCCTCGGGCATATTATATGGAGAAGGAACAAACATGGCGTTGAGAGGTATTCCTTTTATGACTGCATTGTAATCTGCATTAGCACTTACTGCTTTGTTTACATAAGTGGTGTTGTTTGTATCATAAGTAGAATCTCTATTGTAGATTCTTAGATGATCTGCATAAGTTTGTTGGTTAGGAGAACCGTATGCGAGATTTGATCTATACTCTGCTAGGACACCATCATCTGCTCTATCATATGGAGCCTCTGCCATTCTTATATTATATTCTGGTTCACTTGCAGCACCAGTACAGTATGTCTCTAAAGTAATTCCAACAGTTTGAGACTCTTGAGTCAATGGTCTAACTTCTGTCATTCCTCCTAGAAATACATAATCAAGATCCCATACAGGTGTAGTAAAATTATGAGGTATGAATGTATAAAAAGTATTATCTCTCAATTTGGTTGAAGATAATGTAGGTTGCCTATACGACATCACACAGAAATTAGTATCAATACCTGATCTAAAAAGATTCAAATCTAATTGATAAGCATTAGAAGAAGCGACTGTTTTTGCCCCATCTGTACCTTGGAACTGATCAGATTTGGGATTAGTATATCTAGATCCATAACTATCAGTAATAGGCCATCCAACGTCTAATCTATACTCACCAGCAATTCTTGGGGTGTAATGTGCAGTACTATTACCTCCATTGTAATTACCACTACCAGTAGGATCTGGGTCTTTTGGGTGTACAAAAGGGCCAGACTGGTGTTCTATCTGAACTGTATTTGGTGCTTGGAATGCTCTATATGTTACTCCGTACTTTTTATTATCTTGAATTTTATGTCTTAATATTCCGTATGGATAAGAATTATTTGCGTGTACATTCTTAGCATAAAATCCATTATGAGTTGT